AACGTGCCAGCGCCGGGGTCGTCGAGATAGTCCAGCATGATCTGCGGGACCATTCGCCATGTGCTTGTCGACCCGCCAGCGTAAACCAGCCTCTGGGCGTCGAAGCGTTCGGTGCCGTCGCGTTTCAGACGCAAGATGCCGTGCTGCGCCGCGCTGGAGAAACCGAACCCGACAACGTCCACCAGTGCGGTGATACGGACCTTGCCGCGAACGACAGTGGCGACCTTAGTCTGGACCGTCTTCTCCGTGCTTTCTGCAGTCCAAAGAACTGCGCCGACCGTGTTCTCATAGAAGTCCGGTGTGATGCTCCCCGCCTGCACCTTGGCGGTCGTCACAGCATCGGTGCCCAGTTTCGCCGCGGTCACCGCGCCGCTTTCGATCTGGGCAGCGCCGACCGCGTCCAGCAGCGCCAGATCGCCCTGCCCCTCGATGCTATCGGCGACGTTGTCTCCGGTCACGTCGGCGTTGTCGTCAATACCGCGCACACCAACCTGATCGACAGCTTCGCTGCCCATCGCAATCCAGTCGATCTCCCAAGTTCCAGACGTAGCCGACAGGTCGAAGCGAAGCTGTATGACCGTGCCTTCGGTGTAATCGTCACCTCCGCCCGGCCCGGTCATATCCCATTCGATGATCGACCATTGGTTCAGCGTGAACGATGGAGGCGCGGATGCGTCGACCCGGCGCGCGCTATCGTAGCCGAGAGTGGTGCTAGCCCAGAAGATGCTGCCTTCCCATGTGACCGAAGTGATCGGGCGCAGCCGCATCCTGACGCGACGGATTGTCGAGCCGCGCAGAACGAAGTTCGGCGTCCAAAGAATGGGGTCGCCGCTTGTCGAGGCCACGGCGATGATGCCATGAGCGTAGTGGGTGATCGTCACCCCGGACCCGCTGAAGCCTTCGTCGCTGGCGTTAAAATCCCAACCCCTGCGCGGAGCGAAGGCCGCGTCGATGTTCCTGATCGGCTCCGTACCGGCCAGGGCCGCGAGGTTTGCCGGTCGATCAGTCAGCAGACCGGAGCCCCAGCCGACGTTGTCCAGCAGCGCCAGGTCGCCCTGGCCGACGACGCTGTCGGCGACGTGGGTCAGGGTGACATCTGCACCAGCTTCATCGGGCTCAAGGCTGTCGATGGTCGCGCCAGAGCGATAGAGCGCGCCATTCGTCGCTTCGTCAGACCACGGGGTGGCGACTATGCCTGCTTCGACCTTGATCTTTCGCACCCGCCAGATGCCGCTAATGGCGACCGGCGCATAGGAGTGGATACTGTATGAGGCAGTTCCAGTCGGAGAAAACACCGGAGCGCCCGCGTCGCGCACCCATGACAGCGTCGCGTTCTGTGCCGCTTGGCTGCCTTCTCCGACGTAGCTTCCGCCAGCATCCCAGAACACGAGATAAATCTTGTGCCCGTTCGCCGCGTCGGCAATGGCCTCGGCGGAAAGTATGAACCACTGGTTAGCCGCGCAAGGATAGCGACTGGCGGTCAGCCCCCCATTGCCGGGGATTTCGATGTAGGGGCCAAGGACGGGGTCCGGCGTATAAACCGAACCGTAAACCCAGCCTTGTTGACCGAGCCTAAAACCGCCGTTGAATAGGATATTAGACCCGGGCCGGGTCAGGTGCGTCGTCGGAATGTCCGACGTGGCCCAATCACCTTGGCCGACCACGCTGTCGGCGACATGGGTGAGAGTTACGTCTGCGCCGTCCTCAATGCTGCGGACGCCCACCGGATCGAGGGCTGTGTCACCGAACGCGATCCAGTCGATCTCGAATGCTTCGCCTGACGTCGTCCCGAAGTCGAACCTGACAACGTAAATCGTACTATCCAGCCAATCGGTAGCGGACCCGCCGCCATCGACGGCGCTCATATCCCATTCGACAATGACCCACTGGTTCTGCACAAGACCGGGGTTAGCTATGTTCTTGTAATAGCTGCCGCTCTCGCTGTGACCGCCTGTCGAATAGTAGATGTTGCCTTCCCACGTTGGGGACGCAGCCAACGGGCGCAGGCGGACACGCACCTTGCGGATTTGCCGGCCCGGTAAGCCCAGAGACGGCGCCCACAGGATCGGGTCAGTTGTAGTGGAAGTAAGCGTCAGGACGCCATTCGCCTGCGAGATAGTCGCGCCAAGGCACGAAAATCCGTCGGTGCCGCTTGTGAAGCCATAGGCGCGGCGCGGTGCGAAGGCTGCCTGGAGGTTGGCGACCTGAGTGCCCGTTCCGGTTCCGATGCCCGTGATCGCCCCGGTGTTGGGATTGATGACGACCAGTGTGTTCTGGATGCCCTCGGAGCCCGACAGGGCAGACAGGTTAGCTGGCCGTCCAGTGATAAGGCTGCCCCAGCCGACTGTGTCCAGCAGCGCCAGGTCGCCCTGGCCGACGACGCTGTCGGCGACGTGGGTCAGGGTGACATCTGCGGCAAGTTCGCCGATGAACTCTCCGCCGCCGCTCCAGCGCAACACGTCGGATGCGTTCAGGCGCCCCACCGTAAGGTTGCGGTTCAGATCGCCCGAGGCGTCAAGGCCCATCCACACTCGGCCATCCGTCAACTCGGTCGGCCGTCCAGTCAGGAGCCCGCTACCCCAGCCCACCGTGTCCAGCAGCGCCAGGTCGCCCTGGCCTGTGACTGAATCTGCGACGTGCGTCAGCGTGACGTCTGCGCCGTCCTCAATATCCCGGACGTCAACCTGATCGACGGCGTCAGAGCCGAAAGCAATCCAGTCGATTTCGAAGTCGGCATTGGACGCCGCGCCGAGATCGAAGCGGATCGTCTGGATAGTGCTGTCGACCCAATCAGTGACGGAGCCGCCGCCGGTATTCACCGTGTCCCACTCAACGATCACCCACTCGTTCAAAACGAAGGCAGGGTCGGGCGTTGACAGATAGTAGCTGGTGCTAAGGCCGTGCCCGCTGGTCGTATAGTAAACGCCGCCTTCCCAAAGGGGGCTGCTGACCGTGATGGCGCGCAGGCGCATCCGGATCTTCTTCATCAGGTAGCCGGGCAGGTCCAGCGCAGGCAAAAACAGGACCGGATCGGCGGTGGAGGCCTCCATCGTAACGGTGCCGCCCGCATTCCACGTCAACGTCGCGTCGTTCGCCGTGCAGCCCTCCACTGATGTCAGGAAGCTGAACGTCCGACGCGGGGCGAAGGCGGCCTGCAGGTTGGCGACCGGCGTATTGTTGCCGTCACCAATGCCGGTAATAACACCAGTGCGCGTGTTGATATCGATTTCGGTGTTGACGATCAGGGGGTCAGTCGGCGAAACATCGCCGCCAGCAACACTGGTGAAGACCGGCGCAGCGTTGCCGAGGAAGGTTGCAGTGTCGGCCTCGTTCTCCGAGCGATCGACCGTGCGGCCCCAGTACCGATAGTTCGTCCCGACTGTGACGTTGACGTCCACGAACTCTTCATCGGAGATTGAGGTATACGGCGACTGCGGCACGTCGTCGGGGCTGAACCCGGTCGTGTTCCGATAGATGTGCGTGTGGCTGTAGTCGGTCATCACGGGGCGCTTCTGCACCACGCGAATCCTGCGCCCACCGATAGCCGTTGCCGAACCGGAGACGATGGCGGGCGGCGCTGTCGTCTTGCCGTTGGCCACCACGTTTGCCGACCAGGACGACCAGTTGGCCGACCGAAGGCCGGTGCGCCCCATGGCCTTCCACCGCGTCTTGTAGGTCTTGCCTGAGACGACGCGGAGATTCTTGAGCGAGTTGGTGGGCGACCATTCAACCCAGGTCGTCGTGCCGTCGTTGATCTCTACGTCGTAGCCGGCGGCGCCCGACACCGCGACACAGCCCGTGGTCAGATGGCTGACCTCGGTTCCGTCCTTCGACAGGGTCGTCGCGATCGAGAGGGTCGGGGTCCCGGTGACATCGGCCGGCGGGGTGGTGTCAAGATCCCCGTCGCCAATGGGAACAGACGCGCCCGTCGTGACGTCGCTCAGAACGCGAAGCTGCCCGACGATGCCGTTTTCGACATAGGCTACGGCCAGGTCGTATGACGTCGCGGCCACCAGCGACGGGACGGTGACAACCACCGCTTCACCGTTCAGCGTGACCGCAGGAAGACTCACCCACTCGCTTTCGCCGGTGACGCGATAGAAGACGATCAAGGCTTCGACGTCGAGGCGATCCTGGGTGCCAGCGACGTCAATTGTGAAGAGCTGGACGTTGTTGGGCCCGTTGTGGGTAACCGCGACGCCGACGAACGCGTCTGCGGCCGGCGCAGCGACAGGCGGTGGCGGGGGAGTGCGGGCGGCCGGAGCCGCCGGAGCCGCGGCTGCCGGGTTGTTCGCGAAGCCGGACGCGACGAGCCGGTGGCCTGCGAGCGACTCCAGGTCGTCGCGACGCGAAATGACTTCGACGGCGATCGACGAGTAGCGGTTGAAGTTCGCCTTCGTGAAGACGATGGAGTTGTCCAGCCACAGGTGGGCGTGCTCGACGATCAGATCGTCGGTCACCGCATCGTAGACCCGGACGACCGTCTCCTGACGGTACTCGGGGGTAACGGGGCCGTCGGTCCACAGCATCACCGCGCTGTCCTCGAGCAGCCGGTTCCGGGTGGCCCAGGAGACCTCGAAGGTCGTCTCCGCATCGTCAGCGATGTCGTATTCGCCGAACGCAACGCCGCCGACCGTCACATTGGCCGGGCGAAGGGGAAGATGTGGTCGCTCGGTCAGGGTGGCGGTGACATCGTCCGCGTCGGCGTAGGGGTACTCACCCTGCGTCGTGCGATCGAGGCCGCGATACGTCACGTCGTCGCCGGCGGCATGGAGCGTCTGTTCGTCCACGATCCGCGCGCCCGGGTTCACGGCCCACGCCGGCGTCCCGATGGTCCACGCTTGAGGCACCGTGTCCAGCACGCCGCGCGCGATGGTCCAGCCTGTGTCGGTCCGCTCCGTGACCAGCGCGATCTCCTGGTCGGCGTCTCCATACCCGAGGAAAACGAAGCCGCCGACGACAGGGGCCTCGTTGAGGTCAGGGAACAGGGCGGCGGGGAGTTCCGACTCAGCTTCGGCGTCGAGTGCGGCCGCCAGAGTTGCGAGCGGCGTCAGCGTCAGCGAGCCTTTCGGCACGACGATCGTCTCGCCGCCCGGCCCCACGCTCTCGCTCACAAGGGCGAAGTCGAGGGAGTCCACGCTCTCGGAATCAGCGAGAGCTGCGACCAGCACCTCAGATTCCCCGAGGGCGATAGGGCCGTTGCGATTCAGTTCGCCGTTGCGGGCGAAATAGCTCGGCAGCGTGGTGAGCTGCATCGTCAGCGGCATCGGCGTCGCCGACGGGTCCACCCACTCGGTTTCGGCCGGCACGGGGATGGGCGGCCGCGAAAGTGAGAAGATGTCCTGGACGACCGAGACCTTGATCGACGAGTCGCCGGGCTTGCCGTAGTTGGTCTTTCCGAGCCGGACGACCACGTCGTTGATGTTGCGGCGCGGCCAAGACAGGACGGCGACCTGCCCGGGCAGCACGTTCCACAGCGACCGGTCCAGGGTCACGTCGGCGCTGATGAGGGGTGCCGTGGAAGCCCGCAGGTCGCGTTCGATCAGCTTGCGGAGAAGCTCGGCATCCCGGACAGCATAATAGGGCCGGCTCGCCGAGATCCGCTCACCGTTCTGTGAGTTGATCGAAGCGATGTCCTGGACGGTGACGGACTCCTCCTGCTCGTTTTCAGGGTTTGTCCAGGTGCCGGTGATCTCGTTGACGATCTCTCCGCTCGAGCGGATCTTGTAGTTCGACAGCTTCGCGTTGTCGGGCGTGATGCGCGGCAGCGATTCCACGTCGTAGTCGTCGCGGATCAGCTTGATCGAAAGCAGCCCCGTCGTCGGATCGACGTAGATGGTCGCCTGAATGTGATCGAGGATTTCACCGATGAAGTCTTCAATCTTCCCTTGGCGCATCCACCAGACCGACAGGCCGAAATCTTCGCCGTGCAGAGTCTCGGCGACCGCCTCAAACGACCCATCTTTGTCGATGAGGTCAGGCGAGCCGGCCATGCCCCAGTCATCGTTGACCAGGCACTCGTAGATGATGTGCGCTGGGTTGGCGTTCGGCCCGATCATCGCGAAGGCCGGGTTCAGGCCCTTGGGCGCACGGGTCCCTTCGACGGCGATTTTCTGAGCGATGTAGGGGTTGTTGTGCTTCCAGATGAAGCCTCGGGCGGCGGCCACGTCGAGCCAGGATAGGTCGAGGAACTCCCACCCGTTCGCACGGCCCGTCGAAATCTGCGTGGAGCCGCGGAAGAACAGCGTCGTGATGCCGCGAAACGCCGGACAGGTGGACGGAGTCTTTCCATAGCGGTCGGCGACCGTGGCCGGCAGAACCTGGTCAGACCGGCCCAGGAGGACGTCGATCGAACCGACGAGCCCGCCCTCCTTGGTGTGCCCACCGAAGAGGTCCGGTCGATTGATGTTCAGCGTCGTGTTGCTGGCGGCCGTGCCCTGCCAGGCAACCTTTTCGTCCACGATGATTTTGTTGACGCTGTCGAGTTCCATCCCGACAGCGAGGTGGATCGACATCTGGTATTCGGTGACGTCCTGCTTGGCGCCGCGGCTCTTACCCATCTGTGCGACTCCGCGCTCGGTTGACTACGCGTTCGGCCAAGGCATCGCCCGTTGCGAGCAGATCCTCAGCCTCAGCCCCGTTCTTCAGGAAACCCCGCCAGTCCAAGCCCTGCTGGCGAAACCATGTGCGGGCACCGCTCACGCAATGGCCGGCGGCGACGACGTCCCGGATGCGAACGATCACACGTTCACCTGGTACTGCCGGGTCCCCTTATCCCAGGCCCCGATGACGTTCGTTTCGCTCATCAGGGCTGTGCCGAACAAGACGGGGATGGGGCGATCAGCCGATGCCGTGGGCGACTCTGCTTGCTGCACGGCCTCGGGCTTGGGTCCCTTGGGTCGGGGTGTCAGAACGACGGCCAGCACGTTGAGCGCGATGGCGACGACGAGCTGAACCAGCCAAGGGAAGATCATGGGTGACCGTCACGGATTCCGGGAAAGTGGTCACGGATAGATAGCCGAAACCGTTCAAATCTCCAAGCCTCAGTTGTAACTGTTGGTGATGCCGGTCGGGTTCTTGAGGGGAATCGCGGGCTGCCCACCGAAGTTCAGGATGTTGTCGTGAACCTCGGCGCAGTCCTCCTGGAGGTGGCTGCAACCGAGAACGATCGAGAGCGTGTCGCTGGCCTCCATCGCAGGGATCTCGCTTGAAAGGGTCAGGACATTCCCGGCGCGATTGACGATGCCGCGCCGCGTGACGCGCCCGCTGGCGTCCTCCCACTCGGCCATTCCGCCGATGAACTTGTCCCGCAGCCCGCTCGGTGCCCAGTCTCCTGAGAGCGTCACCAATGGCCCGCTGACGCTTCCCACGGTGGCAGCGGACGTGGCCGCTGCCTTACTCGCTCCGCAGCGCGTCCCGTAGAGAACAAGCGGGCAGGCGTACTGATAGGTCCGGGTGAGACCGGTCCGGCGAAGCGAGGAGGAAATCGGTTCGCAGTCGAGGACCAGCACAGCCTCCCGAAACGATCCGCCCAGGACTTTGCCGGCCCAGCAGACCTTGAAGTCCAGATCCTCCGCGTGACCCTGGCGAATGATGACGCTGACCACGGTCGACGGCGGGGCTGAACTGTACAGCGCGGCGATGTCGCAGGACTCCGGGAGTTCGAGTTCGACCGAAGTTTTGTCGAGCCCGCCGGTGGACACGATGTCCGAATGCTTGATCGGAAGCGGGAGGTAGGTGATCGCGCTCTCGCCCGACCCGATGACCAGTTCGGTCGCCAGGTTCGTGTAATAGCGGATCGAGGTGTCCTCGGGCCCGTAGCGGATGTCGTAGAGATTGATCGGCAGGCCGGCGGCTCGGCTGGTTTCGCGGTCGTTGAAGCTCATCAGAGATCTTCCAGGGTTTGCGTGTTGACGGTGGCGTCGGCGACCTGGTCGGTGCGCCAGGTCAGGGTCAGTTCGTCCGACACGAAGCGGACGACAGGCAGCCACGAAATCATCACCACGTCGGCCGGGTTGATGGCGTAGGGCGCGGCGGCGCTCGTCTGGATCTGCGAGTAGGGGGTCGTCGTGCCGCCAGTGGTGATGTCGAGCACGGAGAACCGCAGGGTGACGCCCGATCGAAGGACCACTGCGAATGCGCGATGCACGGTGTCGCCGTCGTAGGCAGCGTGGAAGTCGTGGCCGGGCACCCGCCAGAAGGCGCTTCCGCTGGACACGGTCTGCAGGAGCGAGAAGTCCTCGAAGCCGGTCGCCTGGTAGAACTCTCCGCGCCGCCCGCGCGACCGCTGGAAGGCTCCGAGAATCGCGTCGACATCGCCTGCCGACCGCAGCAGGTATTCCGCCTGCATCATCGACGTGTTGAACTCGACCGGGCGGTAGGCGACGCGAACACTGACGCCGTTGTCCGTCCACTCGGTCGGGTCGAGAACTTCGATCGAGGGCGTCTGCGTCCAGTTCGGCGCAATGGTCATAACCTCGCGTCCGTTGAAGGTGACCGCGGCCGAGCTGGCTGCCTCCTGCTCGGTGCCGGGTTCCACCTCGAGGCGGATCGGCACGACCCCGGTGCGGTTCGTCTTCAGCGATGCCGTGGTCGACGGGCTCAGTTGCCCGAAGAGCACCGGCATGATGCGCGTGGTCGTGCCCCATGCGCGATCGTTGAGGTTCGAGAACTCGACATCCATGCCGTCCACGGCGTCGATCGTGCGGACGACCCGCTCCTGGGTCACGGCGTCCTCGAAAACGACCTGCCGACCGCCGACCATCCACGCAGGGATCGCCGCGAACGTGACGGTGTCGCTGCCATTGACCGCAGCGACCGAGGGGCGGGCCACGCGAACCTCGTCTGGGAACACGATCTGCTCACTGCGGCGGTTCAGCAGGCCGCGGAGTTCGTGGAAACGGCTGCCCTCGACGAGGATGCTGTATTCCACCGACCGGCGGGCGGAATCTCGCAGCGCCCGCCGCTGCTCACGCCCGGAATCGCTCGTGATGATTTCGGTCAGGTAGCTGTAGGTCTCAGCATAGGGCTGCGTCCAGTTCGGGCGAAACGGCCAAACGATCATGCCAGCATCGCCTTGATCGCGCCGGCGTTCTTCCCGATGAAGTTCATCATCACGCGCTCGCCGCGCTCAGTCGAAACGCCGCGCTCGACCGCTTCGGCCGCATCCCAGACGTTCACGACCTTGACGCTGCCGGCGCCTTTGCCGACCGGTGCCAGGGCCGCCATCTGGCCCTTCGTGAACACGCCTTCGGTGTCTTCGACCACGGTCGGGACCTCGTTGCGCTTGAGGCCCGGCATCCCGCCCGAGTGGAACCGACGAGCCCCGGCGAACGCCGCCAGAGGCACGGGGCGATAGCCGCCACCTTCTCCAACCATGCCGCCGCTGTGGCGGAACAGGCTGGTGATCGCTGATGCGATGGTTCCACCGGTGCCTCCGCCTCCGCCGGCTGAGCCCTGCAGCATATTCAGGATCATCTGCTTCACGATCATCTGCGCGATCTGCCGCAGGAAGTCGGCCGCGAACGAGCGGAAGGCGTCACCGAGCGCCTGGACGGCGTTCACGCCTTCACCGAGCGACTGGAAGAACTGATCGACGGCGTTGACGCCGCCGCCTGCGAGCATCTCGTTGATCTGGCGACCGGAGACGATCGAAGTTTCGCCCACGCCCGCCAGTTGGTCGCGCAGGAGGTTGAGTTTCAGCAGAGCCGCGTCTGCGCCCTCGCCGCCCATTGCGGTCCACATAGTGATCGCGTTTTCGACGGCGAGCGTCAGTTCGGCGTTGACCTCGGCGAGCTGTTCCCGAAGCCGGTCGGCGGTCCCCTGTTGGCCGGCGTCCTCGTAGAACTGGATCTGCTCCAGCAGGTCGGCGCGCATCGACGTTAGGTCGGAGACAGCCTTCTCCGCCTCCTGACGCTTCCGGGTGGCTTCGTTGATCCGGTAGATGTTGCGGAGAATGTCGGCGTAGGCGTTGCCCTCGCGCGTGAGCGTCGTGACCAGTTCGCCGGTCGCAGCATTCTGCTCGGTGATGCCGGCCAGGCCCTCCTCGCGCAGCTTGCGGGCGACGAAGTCGCCTTCGGACTCGATCTCCCCTCGTGCCTCGGCGAGTTCCAGCGTGGCCTGCTCGATGAGTTGCCTGCCACGGGCGGCGCGCTCCGCGTCGTACTGAGCTTTGACCTCATCCTCGATCGTCTTGAGCTGCTCGGCGCTCAGCTCCAGCCCAAGTTCAGCCGCACGGACGCGGGCCTGTTCGAGCGCGGTCATGACCCGGACCTGACGCTCAGTCTGGTCGATCAGGGTGAGCTGGAACTGGCGGGCAACCGACTCTTGCTGCAGGGATTCGAGGAACGCCTTGCGCTGCTCCGCGAGGCGTTCGGCATCCGAAGTTCCGCCCCGTGGGGAGCGGGCGGCGGGCCGCGGCGGCCGTGTGGTGGTGTCGGATGGATCGGTGCCGCCGCCGAAAAGGGGATCGGAACCATCACGAAGCTGGTTGATCGCGAGTGCGGTCTGGGCCCTGTTTAGCTCCCGCTCGCGGCGGCTAACTAGGCCCGCAGCAAACCTGCGTTGCGTGGCGTTCGCATTTGGATTTCGGTCGACCTCAGCCTGATTCTGGACTGCGGCATTTCGTGCGGCATAGGCACGATCGACATACGCCTGAGCGTTCTCGGTGCTCGCCTCCCGAGCCCCGGGCATCATGGCAGTCAGGCGCTGGATGCGCTTGACCATGCCGTCGATTTTTTCCTCGGCCTCGCTGAGGTCGATCAGGTTCACGGTTTGGGCGAATGCATCCCAGGCGGCGCCGAAGTCGCGCAGGATCTGCGACCATGGGCCTCGCATCTTGGCAGCCGTCTCTCCGTACCGCTGCTCGAAGATGGCGAAGGCTTCCGTCCGCAGTTCGGCGTCACGCTTCTGTTCGCGCAGTGCCTCTGCGTGCTTCCGCTCCTCGGCTGTCAGGAAACCGAGTTGGTCGTCCAGTGCCAGGATGGCGTCGGCGTTGCCGGTGAAGGCGTCGGAGACGGTCTTGGACGCCTCGGCGACGTCCATCTTCATGACCTTCGCCAGGTCCAGTGCGGCCTTGCCGAACCGCTGAAGATAGGCGGGGTCGACGGCGTCCCCGACGAACTCCGTCAGGGCTGCCCGGGCGTCCTTGAGCGAACCGCTGTAATCATCCAGGTTGGCGGCCACGGCCGCCAGATAGGGCGCGGTGTACGCGGCCGCGTTCCCGGATCGGGTCAGCAGTTTGTCGAACTCGGAGAGGGTCTTCGCCTCGTCGTTCGCCTTCATCATCCCCGAGATGAACGGCGACAGGGCGACCGTGACGAGGCCAATGATCGGCAGGAAGCGCAGCAGCGCGGCGCCGGCGCGCGGGAACAACTGCGCGAACTGGCCGCCCTGCTGCGCTGCGACCTGCATCACCGGCGTACCGCTGGCGATCTGCGTGAACACGTCGTTGACCTGATAACTCAGGTTCTGCAGTTCGTAGGGTCGGAGACCGAGGAAGCCTCGACCCTGACGGCTCGACCAGTCGCGGGCCAGACGGGATGCCGCGTCCCCTCCGCTACGGGCTAGGTTTTTCTGTGCCGTAGCGACGCCTTGCTGAGCCGTCGTAACCTGACGGGCGGCAGTCTCGGCGGCGGCGTAAGACGCTGTCACGCGACGCTGCGCGCTGATGACTTGTTCGGCCGAGGCGTCGACCGACAGTTGGACGGCGGCCAGTGCTTCTTCCGCGGCAGCTACTTCTCGGGCGGCTTGCCGCTGTGCTGCCATCGCAAGGGCGTGCTGTCGGGCTGCCGCAGCAGCACCGAGGGCTGCCTTTCGTTCGCGGTCAGTGGCTCCGGCGCTGCCGGCAGCGACTTCAGCAGATTGCTTCTGAGCTTGGTGGTCGGCCACTCGGGTCAGAGCATCCGCGAGGGCGTCCACCTGACGCTCTGCGTCTTTCGCCTGAGAGGCTGTCTTACTGAAGTGATCTGCGCGCGAAATCCGATCAAGCCGCATCTGATTGGCGGCGGCCAGTTCTAGGGCGCGAGCAAATCCATTCACGCCGGCTGCGGCAGATTCTGCGCCGGCGCGGGCGGCGATCCCGCCCTCGAACGCCGCAAAGGACCCCCGACCGCCGGTCTTCCCGACCATCTGCGCGTAGCCGGTTCCCAGTGCCAGGAACTCTTGCTTCGCGCGGCGGGCGGCTTCACGAGCTTGGTCAAACTCCGTGCGAAGGGCTGCAGACGGCCGTTTGGCGGCCGTCAGCTTCCGGCCGAGCATCTCGGCCGCCCCGGCGGCCTCAGTGTAGGCGGCGTGGGCGGCGCGGGCCGCCTCCATCTGGCCGGACAGCAGATCGCGGCGGGCGTTGGTGCGTGCGGCGGCGGCAGTGAAGCGGTCGAGTGCGGTCTTGGCGGAGTTAAGGGCGCGCTGCGACTCATCGCGGGCGCGGACTACCAGCTCGACTGTCTTCTGATTTCCGGCCATCGGGTCTTTAGCCTCCGCTGAGCCGGGTCATCAGCTTCGAGAACCCGTCCATCATCTTCTGTTGAACTGGCCCCGAGACGAGGCCGTTAGGAGCAGCGGAGACGGCGGACTGGATGATGT